ACCTATTTTTTATTATACACCTTTATCGTAATTATTAAATGTTGAACCCCATTTATGTTCTGCGTATATTTTACCATTACCTTTATATCTTGTCCCGTCTTTATAGGTAGGAACTAAATGATATGCGGGCAATAACTTTATTCTTGGCTTATACTTTAATATCATTTTCTTTGTATATCTATTTCCAACTGACTTATATGGTGTTCCAACTCTTTCCATTTTAGTAATACCATCTATCATCTTTTTAACAAATGGATGTCCTTTAGTGCTTGCGTATAAAGGAGATACTCGTATTTCTTCTATGGATGTTGGGTTTTCAATGAATTGTCCCCAATCATCAACAGGAACAAACAATTCGTAGTCATTATCAAATAACTCGTCAATCGGATGTAGGCATATACTATCTGCTCCTGAAACTATCCCACCATACTCATATAATATCTCGTATCTTATTATATCTGCCACTCCGTGCCATAATCCTTCCTCTGTATATTGTCCGATATGTTTTTCATTTATCCATTTTCTACTATAAACTTTGTCATTGTCCCATAAGATATGCTCCCAATCAGGATGCTTTTCTACCCAAGTATTTATCCATTTCATCGGTGCTGGCTTATCACCTACCCATATTTTGTGTATGATTTTTGGTATTTTCATTCTCCTAAAAACTTAACCGCTTTTCTTCCTCTGTTACTTCCAAATCCTATTAAACTATCCTCTTCATCTCTGTGTTCTACAAGGCAAGGAATTGGATAATATATTTTTTTCCCGATGCTCTTAAAATACTCTTTCATCCTTTCATCATCTCTGTTGATATATTTTGGGTCTGTCATTTTATCACAGAAAGCAACCATATCTTCAACTAATTTTGTAGGAACTACTACTCCTAATGCCCAATTCAATTTCCACCATATAATATAACCATCTTTGAATCCTTGCTTCCATTTATCCCTTAACTCGCTTTGACCTTTGTCTCTTATAAATAGACTATATACATACTCATCGCCTTTTTCAACCAATTTCTCTACCTTATCTACAAAATCATTACATAGAATAACATCGTCTTGAATAACACATTGAAACTCTTTATCAGGGTCGTATGATAGCCAAGCCCTTCTTGCTGTATCCCATACTCCTTTTCCTTCATCCCAGTTAACCTTTAGGTCAGGTATATTATTTTTCAGATAAGAAAGATATTTTTCTCGCTTAGGGTGAATCATCAAAGAAAAGTTAACTTTTTTTGACATCCTTTTTTGCTTTTATTAACTCTCTTATCGCTCTATTAACAATCCTATTATATTGTAAATGAACTTTCTTTTTCTTTTTTTTGTCTGCTTCAAGTAATGCCTCTAAAGAGTCTTTTGCTTTCTGAATTAAATCTCTACTCTTTGTTGATAATACTTTACCTTCTTTTTCAATTGCTTTTTCTATTTCATCGGTTATAGAGCCATTACTTTTTGCTAATGCCAATGCGTCCATAGGAACATTAACGCAAGAAAACTCTAATAGCTCATTATCGTATAAAACTCTGTAGCCATCTTTTTCCTCTGACCTTCCGTTAGTAAATCCTACTGAAAATGAATTGAGAAATCCATCTGCGTATAATCCAAACAACTCTCTTGCCAATGCTGAGTGTTCTAAGGCAAACTGAAATACTGCTTCAAGCATTCCTTCTTGATTAACAAAGATGTCTAGTGCTTTTGCTACTGCTGGTTTTGAATGGTCGTGTCCCCATAATACAACAGGGTTCTTAATAAAGTTATCAAGTATCCAAGATTTCTGGTCTATAATATCACCACCTCTATCTGGCTTTCCTGAAGAAATAATGGCTCTCATTATTCCTTTTTCTCTGTCTATATCTTTAGTCTCGCAATTGAAGACTTTGATATACATCTGTTTTTTTATTTTTTCCATATTTTTATTTTTCATAGGAGCTTTTCTCTGGGAATCTCATCCTTAGAAATTGTGTTAAAGGTTGAAATCTGCCCATCGTATTCGTCGTTGAAATAAATGGTGCTTTTTTATACTTCTTAAAATCATCCACTGTGTAAATCTTATAGTCCCGCTCTATCTGTTCTCCTTTAATTGTTTTATAGTTGTTACAATAAAAACTTCTAATTACTCCCAAATGCTCTAATTTATATTTTCTAATTACATTATCTAACTTTTTCTTATTAAATACAATAGGATAATGAACTTCATACCAATTGCCCTCAGGGAACGCATCGTAAACTTCTTTAATGTATTTATTCCAAGTGCTACTTTTTTGTCCTCCTGTTATTTCCCAATTATTCTGTGCGTCATACCACTCTTTTATCGTTTTATTATAGTAGTAAGGTATTCTTTCTTGCGGTTGTAGCATTATAAAGTCATCGTTACTCCATATGAAATCGTTTGATATTCTCTCGTCTGCTATAATCGCCTTTGCCTTAGCTAACATATCAATATGTTTGAACAAGCAATCTCTTTTTATTCCGTCATTTTCTAATGTTAAGTTTATATAAATTGCTTTGGCGTTTAAGAAAGATGGTCTATCGCCTACAACTATCAAATTATCAAACTTAACATATTTTTCCATACTCCTAATTGTAAATCTTATTTCATCTTCACAAGTAGAAGGACTTTTTTTGTATAATATTACTAAATCCATTTCATTATCTTATTATTTTGAATATTGGTGCTATCGCACACCTACAGTTAGGTTCGTTTGGTGACATAAGACCATTACTGAAAGGTTCATCTACAGGGACAATTTCGCCATCCATAAGTAAATGTTCATCTCTTACTCTGTCATCTAATGTTGCTATCCACTCCTTACCTTCTGCGTTAGCTTGTCTATATGCTTCAAGATTGGCTTCATTAACAACTGTGTTTGTTTCTGTTCTTGCTATTCTCTCTGCTCTATATTTATTAAAATCTAAGTATATATCATTAACTCTTTTTGATAAATCCTTTATTGATTCTCCTGCTGTTATTCCTTCTGAGAGTGTATCAACTAATGCTAAAAATGTCGTGTCGTTCACTGATTGAGCAAAAAACAATGCCCTTTCTTCTAATAATTTTGCTATTTTAGATTGCGGCTTTTTTGCTTTCTCTATTGAAAATGGCTCCATTGATATTAACTTCATTGCGTCATCTCCTGCTTGTTTGAATATGCTGTAGTAATGGGGTAGTATCCAATCTTTGAAATCTTTAACTTGCTCTTTCAAGTTAAATATCTTTTTAATATCTGCTTTTGTTTTTGGCTTCTTTTTCTTTAATGCTTTTAATATCTTTTCCTTCTGTTCATTTTTTTTAGCAATCATCGCTTTTTCTAACTTCTCTGTCTGATTATCTATTGCTTTGTTGTAGTAGTTATAATACTCTAATCTTTTTTTCTTGTCTTTGAATAATGACATCTCAGAAATATCCTTAACGCTTTTTTTGAATTGTTCTTTTTGTTTTTCAATAGTTTGCTTCATTGATAACTTTAACTTAGCAACTCTCTTACCTCTTAGGTTTTTGTATGCCTTTGATTCTCTTTCTCTTGCGGTTCCTGCGATAGGAACATTAGCAATCTGAGTGTATAAATCATCTCCACCTTGAACTGGTTCCATTCCAATTATCTGCCTTATTTCATTTCTTGAAATCCATCTATCACATCCAGCATTAAACTCTGCTAATCTTGTTTCTCTATTAACTGGAGTTGGGTCTTCAAATGTTAGAAAGTATTCTTCTCCCCACTCTGGAATAATCAACGCCTCGTTTAGTTTGTTAACTAATTTATTCATCTCTGGAACAATTGTTTCTGATAAAAATATCTCTTGTGCTGTTTCTGAATTGCCGTGAATTGATATTTTTCCATTTCTCCTTGTTATGAAGATATGATTAGGAACTTCAAAACACCATACAATTCCGCTGTAATTAACATTTCTTATGCTTTGTCTTTCTCCACTTTTTCTAATATCATATTCTTTTCTTTCTGATATATGGACTATATAACAGGTTTTCCTATTGCCATTTGCCTGATAAGATACTGCCTTAGCAGCATTATATCCTATTTTTAATGCTATTTCAAGCACATCATCAGCTAAACAAGATGATGTGCTTGAATAATAACCACTATTTCTATTCTCCATCTTATTCCAACTTCCATCACCAAGCATCATTGCATCAAATAAAATCCTTAATTGTCTTTTTGATAAGTTTTTGAATTCTTTTGGTATTCTTTTATTATCACAACCATCTCCACAATTTTCTCTTAACCAACTATTTAATGATTTACCATAAATGTTCCATCTAACAACCCCATCTTTTCCAATATACTCTGTTTTAGAAAAAGGTAGTTTATCTAAACATTCTCTAATTTTATCTGTTTTTTCTCCTTCCTTCTGTGATATAGTATGAACATATCTAAAATTAGGAGATGTTTCTTTTAATAGTCCACCTTCTGATAAGAAATAACCAAGATATTCTATGAAATCATCAGCATTAACTTTAATTTCTTGATTTTGTGTTAAATTATTGCTTCCTAATACTTTTTTCGTTGCTGGAATAATAAACTCTTTTAATTCATCGCCATCATAATCAACGCTTGCCTTAAACTTAATTTGTGAATTCTCTAAATCTTTTGCTTCCACTAATTCATATTCCTCTCGTTTATCTGTTCTTCTCCACATTTTATGATTTGGAGTAACTAATATAGAAGTATTTCTTGTCTCTATATTAACCATCTCCCCATCATAATCATAAATGAATCTATTTGTTGGCAAATGATATTCAATCTTGTTATTTTGAGGATTTACAGTTGCTATCTTTTCTTCACCAACTTCAAAATACTTTTTCCATCCATTTTCAGTTAATACTTCTGTATCTTCTGAATAACAATTGGCGCGATTGACGTCATCTAATACAGCCACAATTGGCTTTGGCACTTTGAATGCTATTAAAATATCATCTCGTGTTGCTTTTAATGATTCTATAAAGTCCATCTCTCTTGGAGATAAACTAATCTGCTGGTATTTTAATCCTGAATCTAATACTGCTAATTTACTATTCTTTCCTAATCCTCTATGTCTTTTATTGAAGTCATCGCTTAATTCTTGTCTTTGTTCTGCGGTTAATGGCTCGTCTGTTGTTAATAATCCATCAGGTCTCGCACTATTAAGGAACATATCTCCCTGATGTTTTATCGCATACTCTTCTACTTGAACTCTATTGCCTGCTGAGGATAGTGGAGACATTCCAAAATGCTCGCTTAGTGGCGATGGTGCTTTAATATGTATCATTTCTGAAACCTCTACTCTTTCTCTTGTCCCATCATCGTTCATAATTTCATAGTAAGAAATATATTCTCCTTTATTGCTAATTATGTTAACTCTATCGGGTCTGATATTCCATAGTTCTACTACTTGTCCTGCGTTGTTTCTTACTTTGTAAATAAAAGAATCACCAGTTAACTTTCTGTTAATGGTGTCAATTTCTATCGCTTCCTCTTTAGTAAAATATGGGTTCCACTTGTAGAGTAAATCTAATATCTCGTGGCTTTTTACTTCCTCAGTATCTCCGTTTGCGTTTATAATCTTATTTAGTTTGAAGTCTATACTTGCTACTTTTTCTGCTATCTTACTAACACAAGCATAAACATAGAGTGATTTTCCGTAAGCTGAAATGTTCTTCTGGTCAGTCCAATTCTCCCCTATTAATCTTTCAACTAAACCTAAAGAATTACCTGATAAATATCCTGTTTCACTTTTCTGAAATAATTTTTTTATGCTGCTGAGTATCCCCATTTAATTTAATTTATTTTATCATCTAAGAAAAATCCTGTCAAGTTCTATCCTACCCAAGTAATAGAAGGAGCTGGCTTTTTAAGATAGGTATAAACTGCATATCTTGTGCTGTCTAACAAATGGTCTCCTATTTTAACAGGTTCATCTAAAACTCTACCATCTTTATCTGTTTTCCAAGAATAGCTTCTTATTTCTTTTTGTATACCTACTGATTGTTTTAATATGTGTATCTTGAATGTCTTTATAAAATCAATTCCATTTTTTACATCTTTTATTGCTGGTCTTACCGCTATACCTTCTCGTATCATTTCTCTTATTCTTTGAGGTTCTGCCGAATCTGCGTATATCAATCCTTTTATTTGTAGTTGTTTTATTTTTTCTATGAGGTCTGAGTTAGTTAGATATTTCTGGTAAATCAATTCTTCAAGGTATAGGTCCTTCTCTTTAATACCTACTTTAACAAGAGCCGATTCATTATTATATCCAAAATCTAATCCGTATACGATATCTACTCCATCAGGCATCTTATCTACTAAGTCCCAGTTAGAATAAATCTTTTCTGTTGAGATACCTCTTTCTCCTAATCCGAATATCCTCCAGTAGTTCTCATCTTCTTCTTTCATCCTTTCAATCTCTTTGATAGTTTCTTCGTCTAAGAAAGGATTATCTAAGTAGGTAGAGTGAATAAACTCGCAATCTTCCCGTGGCAGTATTTTGTCGTATATCCAGTGGAATTCATCGGAAGGATTGTAGTCCATAAAAATCTGCCCTGTTGTTCTTAATGCCAACTGCTTGAAGTCATCGTAAGTTAATTCATTAGCCTCGTTAATCCATAAATCTTTTCTCTTTCTGCCTCTAATTTTTTGTGGCTCATCTATACTGATAAACTCTGTTTGTGCGTTTCCTATTCTGTAGATTAATTCTGACTTATTTAGATTATTAGGATTGAAAAGTTTTAATGATTCCAATACATTAATATAGTCTCTAAATGCTGTTGCTTTTAATGCTGGTAACGTTTTTCTACATATAGTGAACACACCTTCTCTTTCTTGATATGCTCTAAGAACAAATAACTGAGCAATAGAGTATGTTTTAGAACTCCTTGTTGACCCCTGATTCACCACTATTCTCTTTTTGCTGTTCCAATTTTTCTGAAACACTGTTGTTGCTTTTATGTTCATTTGCTATTATTTCTATTTTGATTGGTTCTAATAATTCTCCATCTGCTCCCGTTACTTCTTGTCTCAAGCTGAATTCTTCCTTTCTTTTCCTTTCTAAGAACCATTGAGCATCTTTAGGGTCATCTAACGCTTTAACTACTGTTTGCCTTGCTTTTAGTATTGGCTTTTCTTTAAGTGCTTCTTTTCGGTCAACAAACTCTGGATGTTCTTTTTGGTAGTTGTATAATGTTTGCTTTGAAATGTTAGCATAAAAACAAGCTTCTGAGTCGCTTCCACCTAAAGCAAAAACCTCTTCCAGTTTTTTGATTGTGTCATCTGTCATTATTGTTGGTCTTCCACCCTTATCTTTTGGTCCCAGCTTCTTCTTTATTTTGTTTTTTGCCATATTATTTCTTTTCCATTTAATTTTATTTTCTCATCTCCTGTATAATCAACATACTTTGCACGATTACATCTACATAGCAAGGGTCAAGTTCCATTCCATAACATATTCTTCCTGTTTTTTCTGATGCTATAAGAAACGATACTGGCTTCATAGTTGGATGTTCTGAACTTTTGATTGGTTTATCGTGTCTCCATATATCTGTGTGTTGTTTCTTTCGTATTACCTCTCCTTTTTCTATCTTTCCTTGTAGTTTTACTTTAAATCCTGCGAATGTTATTGTTGTATATTTTCCATCATATTCTGTATTTACTTTACTTAAATCTTCCCACACATTTGCTATGTCTCGTCTATCTATAAAGTAATGATTAACTATTCCATTTCTCCATCCGCAAAGTATTGGCTCATAAATATTCTGGTAATCTACTCGGCTTAATGTAAAGTTATTCTTTACCCATATTATAAACGATTGCCAATGTCCACCTGCTTTTTCAAATCCCTCTT